TTTCCTATTGTCAGCATATCATTGACAATGTTATTTATGTCTTTGTAATATTTCATTTTTTCTCCTTTTTATTCTTGTCCCAAAACCATTCAAAACTTTCATAATATTCATTATCAAAATTTTCTTTATCTTTTTGTTTGCATACTCTTTCAATAGCCTTTGCTAGTGAATCGTTAAAATTTGTGCATTTTCTATTTAACATTTTAATCTCCTATTATTTCTTTAAATTCGTCATACATTTGTTTAGTATATTGTATTAACTCTATAAAATGCTCATCTTTAATATTTTCTTCTCTTTCTTCAATAGCCCAATACAATTTATCCATTGTCAATATTGCATCTTTAATTTCTCTTTTATTATTCATTGCTAACTTGTTCTTATCCACTTCATTCTCCTTCTTCTTGGTTAAATGTTATATTTCTTGCTAATCTTACTCTGTTCTTGCTATCTAACCCACCTAGCCACATTATAAAATGTGTCTGCATTTGTCTAAATTTATCTCTTAAATAATCTTTATTGCTTTTCATTTCAAATGCTGTACCCGTAACTCCATATGCATCTTCTGCAAATTTCTCCAAATCACTATCAACAGACCACCTTACTAATTTATCTAAGTCATGTTTATTCATTTCTTAGCCCTCCTTTATTATTTGATTTAATGTATCTAATTGAGCTAAAATACTTTGTGCATTACCCTTGATACCAAAATATTCTTTTACGCTCCTTAATGTCCATTTTTGCGTTGGTTTTATACCTTTGCTAAATAATTTTACTTGACCTCTTGCAATCATTAAATTATATAGCCCTTTGTTCGTACCCAAAAAATTGGTATCTAAACTATTTTTCTCTATGTCCCTTAAAAATTGACAATCTTCGTTCATTGTTACTTGTACTTTATTCATCTTCTTCCCTTTCTATTTGATGTGACCATGTATTGTTCTGCATCCAATCTGCCCAACATTCTCCTTCACCACATAATATGTTTTCAGTATCCCACTCAAACGTATAATGGTTTGCCCAAATTTCATCTTCCAATTCGCAACCGCATTGACTGCAATTTATTACTTCATCTTTTCTAAACATACTTATCTCCTTTTCTGTTCAAGATAGCCCCATTGCCTAAGACATCTATTGCTATGCAACGTGCATTATATAGGACTTATACAGGGCTATTTCGGCTACTTAAGCCTCATCAGTTGAACTTTTACCCTCCTTTAATTGCTTCTCTCTATTTATTTTATTATCAATACCATCAATTAATTTTGAGACCAGGCTACGCCCGTCCCTTGCATAATATCTTGCATTGTCGGCATTGCTTGATGCTTCTTCACATGCTCTATATGTATAGTCTGCTTCATCTTCTGCTTGCTCAAATAATCCCCACATTTCTTCTAATTGTACTTTGGAAATTATCATGCAATCTGATGGTATTTTGTATCCCTCTTTCTTTTCCTTTTCTAACATCTCAACTTTCTCTACCATATCAAGGTATTCCCTGTGCAATGTTTCAATTGCTTGTATTGCATTTTCTGCATATTCTGTTCCGTTTTTATTTTTCATCATTTTCTCCTTCTGTTTTTACTTGTATTGTGTTGTCTATGTAGTTATATAAATGGTCTGATAAAAATTCAAAAATATTTGCTTGTATTATTTGTACGCAATCGGCATCTTTTGAACATAAATCATTTTTATAAATTAGGTCAAAATTGTTGCTTGCATATTGTAATAAATCGTATGTGTAAATTGGTATGTTATTGTCGGCTACTTCGTGGATTAAATCATCTATTTCGTAATCTTCTTTTTCTTCTTTGTACCATGCAATTCTATCATCTAAATCGTCCGTTGCTTGGTCGTATAAATCTTGCATATAATACGTCTTTTTCTCTTCCATTTTTTTTCTCCGTTTGTTTCTGTTGTGCCGTTGTCGGCTGTTGAAATATAGCAAAAATAAATAATATGAAACAATAATAAAAAATATAAAACAATGATAAAAGGCATGAAACAAAAATAAAAAATATGAAACAATATAAAAAAATATTAATATTATTGGAACTTATATTAAATTATAGCGTGTAATATGTGTTAATTAAAAAATAATGGAGGTTGTAAAAATGTTTAAAAAAAGTATAGATGAAGCATACATTGAAGTTGAATTAGGAGTTGCACCACGTGAGCACCTGTGCAGTAATGCGGAAAATGATATATTAATGGACGGCATTGATTGCGAAGTTGAAGACGTTTACGACTTAATATATTGTTATAGATACAGTATAGATGATGAAGACCTAGAGAAGTTACTAGATAATAAAGAAGAATCAATGTTATATCCGTTAGACTGTTTTTTAGAGTTGAGTTATAGCGATTACAAAACATACGAGGCTTGGCAAATTGAAGAAGAAGAAAAACAAGAACTTAAAAAAGAAAAATTAATGCACGGCATTAATGAGTTACAATCTTTTTTTAAAGAAGAACAAACAAGAGTAAGGGGGCAAAAGTGAATAATAAAAAATATAATAAAAAAGACGAAATCGCACGAATCAAAGAAGCCAAAAAGAACGGTGAAATATATATATCACCGATGATATTTGGAGATAATGCTGTATTTATTCAGGGCATTTTAAATGGTGCAAAGCAAATTAAAAAAGATATTAACTTAAATAATGAAGGGGGTAAAAATAATGCTAAGTAGAAAACACTTTGTAATGTTTGCGAAGGTTATAAAAGACAATACTATTATAGATAGTTCTGATATGCTACCACACAACAAAATAAACAAAATAACATTAATTAGTGACTTAATGAATATCTTTAGTAAAGACAATCCGCAATTTAATGGGAAGAAGTTTATTGATGCGTGTGCGGTTGATGATGAATAAATAATAGTAAAATAAAATAGGGAGTAAAAGAGCGGGGGCGAATTAGCCCCCGTTTTTATTTCCTTCAAAATTTTGCAAAGTTATGTTTTGATTATAATGTTTTTCAATCATAACCAAATTTTCAACCTAATCGACGAGCCTAACGTAAACTTGGCGGGGGGTGGGGTCGTGAAAAAACACTGACACACATTCTAATACTATTTTTCAAAATTACCCCTTACCTTTCCTTTTCTTTTTATTATTAATTTTTCTTTTACTCTAGAGATTATCTCTATTATATATTCTCTATAGAGATATAAATATAATCAAATAATTAAATTATGCAAGTATTTTTAATTATTGTAAAAGTTTTGTATATTTTGATATGGATTTCAAAAACATAAAAGGCAAACCTAATTATTTATTTGATAATTTGGAAGAGTATCAAGCATTTGGTTTTACAGATGCAGTTCTTGATGATTGGCGGGCAGGCAATGAGGGTGACTGGGTGTACACTGATGATAGATATATTTGTCAAATACTCAAAAAAAGTGCGGTAAGCCATCCTGGCTACAAAACACCACGCACAATGATTCGCACGGTGTGCGGTTCTTTCATATCAGAGCAGAAAAGCCATAAAATTATTGGAGAGGATGGTATTGCAGAAAACATTTATACATTTTCAGGCAACTACAAAGCCACATATTCACGTGCAAAAGATAGAAAACTAAAAAATCGTGAGTTTTTGTTTGCAAGATACGTTGCATCAGGGGATGACGCAATCTCTGCATACAGAAAAGCATATCCAAAAGCTGTCAACAAGAACTATATTACAAAGAAATCAAACATTTTACTACAAAAAGAGGAGATTAGAACAATGGTTAAAGAAGAAATAAAAAAAATATTGCAAGAAGAGGGTGTAACACCCGAATGGATTATAGGAAAGTACAGGGATATTGCAGATTTGTCCGATAGAGACACAGATAAGCTGCGTTCTTTGGAATCTTTGTCTAAAATTGCAGGATTATTTGACACAGACACAAAACAAGAGCAGTTAACAGTGTTTCAAGGATTTACACCGCAACAATTGGAGGCTTTACAAGGTGGCAAAGAAACGAATGTCATTGCTCACGCAGATGAAAAAGATAAATAAGGACTTATGTCCAGTATGTGACGAAGATTTGTATTTTAACAATGA